CGGCATTCCCCCACCCATCATTTGAGGGGGCATAAATTCAGCAAGTTCATTCTCGACGATCTCTTTAAGGTCGGGATCATCCATAAGCTCAAGGGTAATGGTCGTCATAACCTCGGGCGGTAATTGCAGGGCTCCCGTCTTTACGAGATCCGCAAATATCCGGAACCGCTCAATCCGCATCGTGGGCAATATCTGTTTCTCGGTTATCCCCACGTCAAATTGGCCTACGGTAACGTCATGCAATATCTGCTCAATCCCACCTACCTCGTCATAAATAGCCTCATTGACCCTGACATAGCTGGGCTTCATGGTGCCCTGGCCTTTAATCCGGACTACCTTCTCGTAGTCATAAAGCACTTGAATGGCATCCCTGATATACTCGGTGAGACAATACTGAAAGAAGCGGAAGGAATCATACACCCAGGAAATGATATTACCGCCTTGCTGCTGTTTGAGGTCGATTGCCTTACCGGATGCACCCTTGCCCAGTGATTCGGTGCTTACAAGAGAATCGGTGCCGGATATATCCAGGAGGTCATCGGCAAAGCGTTTGGCCATTTCCATAGGGCCTGCAGGAACAGGATTCGGGAGAATCTTACGGGCCTTAGCCAACCCACCCTTGGCCCACTCCATAATAAAGCCGGGCTTACCCCCAAATTTCTTGAGCTTGTCAGCCCATTTAGGTTCGGCGGCGCCTTTCTCGTATTCCCATCCTGAATAGGCTGTGGTGCCCAGAATCTCAAGGATTGCTGAAGAGAGCTTGTTGTGGTATCGCTGGGGATCCATTAACGGTTCAATCAAAGAAATCAATTCCTGGCGTGTGCCGGCTACAATCCGATCGGGTTCAAAGCAAAGGAAAGGAAGGTTCTCAGAGAGTATGGTTTTCCTGCCGTCTTCGCGGTCCCATGGGCTCACACCTTCCTCAAGAAGGATATCGTGAGAAAACACCATGTATTTGACGCGGGTGTAGTTCGTGGAGCTTACCTTGAATCGCTCCTGGCCTATGGGGATAGTGCTAAGGGTCTTCTGCACCTGCTCAGGGGATTTCTGGGAATCATACACTTCATTGGTGCCAAGGTCGGTGATCTTGGTGATCTTCTCATCCTCTTTATACCAGTAATAAACGATGGTGAGCTTTTCACCGGCCTTGTCGTAATAAGTGGCTGCGGTGTCTTGGTACTCGTCCACTTCATTTGAATCACGGCTTACTGCTTCGGCGCCTTCCGCACCATCAGCCAATCCGGTCAGCATATCGACTTTGCTGGCATGTTTAGGCCAGAGCTTCTTGACCTCATCGGGGGATAGCTTGGGGGCACGAAAGCAAAACTTGCCATCACGTCTATGCTTCTTCTTGCTATCCGAATCGAAATAGAATTCTGTGCGGTCATACACGGGCAGGGATATTTCCCCGCGGACATCTTTATCGTAATTGGGAAAGATACCCACAACGGCACCATTCTTGATAATGCCGTCCTTAAATATCTCATCCTCTTCAAACTCCCATTGATTAACGCGGTCAACGTGGTCCTTGCAGGCACTGAACACATGGGCAGTCTCAAGGTCGCCTTCTTCAACGGGGGTAAAGTCTGCCTCGGTTCTGGGCCTTGCACCACAGATAAGGCGCATGATTGGGGCAATACGGTTCAGAGTAAGGGCGGGCCGGCTTTCTTCTTCCAGTTTTCCTCGGGCACCGTCCTTATCCCATCCCTGATCATTACCGACAAAGTAATCCAGGTTTGACTTGAGTATGTCCCGGTATTTCTTTTCGGCCTTGCAGTCTTTGGTCTTATTCCAGAGCTTCCGGGCTTTCTTTAGGTCCTTGTTGTCGGTGGCTCCAACGCTTATTTCGGCTTGTCGTTCCATTCGTTATTCCTGTTTCCCTGCTTTGGCCGTTGTTACCTGAACGATGCCGTAATTTTTATTATCGAAAAGAATCCTTGCTGCTCCCACATCAAAAGGATTGCAAGCAAACGGATAAATCTTGCCAACTTTCTGCTTCCCAAACGTCTTATCCCACCCCTCCCTGTATTCAGGTGTCGAGGCTTTGTGGGTTGAGGTGTAGAGGTTTTCAGGCATTCATATCCTCAAACCTAACAAAATAGTAAATGGCATAACAAAAACTTGGAAACGCAAGAAAGTTAAGCCAAAAGTTTTGTGCCTCAACAGATAACTGAGTTACGGCAATTATTACGCAAACATGGAAAAAGAATAAGAATACATTTTTCATCACGACCCCATAAACCCGCCCCGTGGCCGGTCATCATCTTGCCAGTTACCCCATTTATCTTTGGGCCCGTTCTTTTCATGCTCAGGATCACACACGCCTACCCTCTGGGCAGCCAATAACATGAAATTGGTGGCGTGCCGGTAATGGTCTGGCCTGTCTGCAGCCAGCTTGCGGTATTTGTAGCTGCGCGAGCCCGTTATCTTGTCCTCTTCCAACACCTTAACGATATTGCTCATCTCATAGGCATACTGTTCAATCTCTGCATTGCGCCTGGGCAGCGTATAACGTCCCGGTTTGGTCACAAGGTCGTGGGTTGCATCGCACAGCTCAGTGCGGTTCATGGTAACGACACCACTGGGGCTATCGAAGTTAGGGGAATGGCGCTGCCGTTCCTGATAATCAAACAACCACACCTCGTAGGGTTCAACTTCCTGAAATTCCCTGGCTTTACGCATCTCAGGTTCCATCTCGATGACAGCCGATTCCACATTGAATCGCTTTGCAATATCGTGAACATCATTAAAATCGGATACTCGCGCAAAGTAGGCTCCTTGGATCCCGAAGTCGCTAGGCCTGAATCCAATCACCACATGAAGCATGGTGCCCACATCGACACCCATGGCGCAGGGACCGATGTGTTTGGAGGGCATCGGGTCATTACCACAGATAGCGTACACATCGTTGGTTGTTACCCTATTTTCCGCTGAGATATGCGCCATCCCTAGCTTGGAGTTCATTATTTCGGTGAGATTGCCTTGCGGGGGATTCTCGTAAAGGTTGAGAATTATTTCCGGTTTAACGTAAGCTGAGTTTAGTTGACTGATCCACCAGCCTTTTACCGGATTGTCGGGGAAGCGGTGAACCCAATAACCGTCCCAAGGAAAGACTTCTTCTTTACAGTGGATGCAGGCGCAATAAGCTGTCCCGTCACCACGCCTAATCACCGAATTAGGGAATTCCAGCTCAAGACAGGTTTCTTTCCCGCAATGCTGGCATTTAATCATCCACACAGCTTGACTTGATTCGCTGTAATCCCGGTCAATACCGTATTCAGGGATCGTAGGGGTAGAAATGCTCACCTCTTCCTGTACCGTGGAATGGCTCATGCGTTCGTGGGCCTGTGTCACCATTTCGTGATCCATCAGATCTTTTTCATCATAGACAATCTTGTCAACCGGAATAGAGCGTAATGCTGGGCTGTCTTTCTTTACACCCTCAACGGTATAGGTTGACCGAGCCCCACGAAAATAGAGCATTGCATTACCGATAGCTTTGATATTTGCCGCATCGGTATCTTTGACATGGGCACCTATCGCCAGGTTTTCATTGATAAGGGGGGTAAATCGAGCTTTAGAGAAATCAGTTACGTCACATCTGATAGGGAAAAGGTAAAGGACTCCCTGGACGAAATAGCCATAAATGAGATCATGCAGGGTCCGGAGGACTTCAGTCTCAGTGAAACCCATCTGGGCCGCTTTCTTGTAAACCCTACACTGCGCCCGCGATTGCATAGGTTCCACCTGATAAAGGTGGTTTTGCATGGTAAAAGGCCCGGATGCTAACCTGATACCGCTATAAATCGCCCAGTACCAGGCATCAATCGCCTTCAGGATTTCCGGGTCCAGTGCTTTGCTGTTTGTTTTGTCGCTCATTCTTGATTAATAGTTGTGTTATCGCTTCCAGAGCTTTGATGTGAAGGGCTTTGTCTTCCGGACTTAATGATTCGATGGTGAGTGGTTGCACAAAGCCAACCTTGTGATCTACCTTTTCAGAGGGATAATCCCCTCTGAGTTTGTGTGCATCCTGCCGGGCCTTCTGGCGGACGTCCCAGGCAATAAGAGGCTTCGAATAAATGGCTTCCTCGTAAGTTTCGGTCAACTTGCCGTCTTCGAAGTCTTTCGAAGCACCTTTGAAAACCTTTGTCTCTTTGGCATTCATCTCCCGCTTAAGCTTCTTGAGAAGATAAGACAGGTCCATCCCCTCCGCGCTCATCGCCTCCCGGTTAGGAGCCAACAGCGCGTCAACGATATCATCCCGCGTGGGTTCCTTCGGCTCGTCTTTTGGGACTTTCTTGGGCATTAACCTTCCATAATTCTGTCATGTACCGATTTCACCCGGGCCTGCAGCTTCGCCCGGTAGCGGTCAACCTTGGCTTCATGATCACGATAAAGCCAGGCTATGATGATTGACACTCTCCCATCCTCGATGCCCCAGATAAACTCCTCGACGTAAGGCCTTACCTTATCCATCCATTCCGTGTTTGGAGTACTGCCCTCCGGTAGGGTGATGTTGGGCATAAACCGTGATAGTTGTCGTTTGTAGTGAGGATCTGCCCCTAGCTGCCCCAAAACATACTCTTTCCACTTGTCAAGTTGCTCCTGGAATGTGCCAGGCTCCGCAGCGTCCATAGCATCCTGTGCATACTTCAGGGCGGTATCGGCTATGTCGGGGTATCGTCTGGCCAACTGGTAGCCAGCCTCATTCGCTGCGCCCAGGGCAAGCACGTCTTTATCAATGTTCCAGTTCATCTCCATTCCCGCGCACCCCATTACTAGGAAGGTGCCCAGAACCATCAAGCTTCCGAGTATCTTTCTCATCTTTCTTTCTCCTAAAGATTAATCGATCGAGGAGCATCCACAGCGCATGTATCGCCTGTGCTGCCCAAAATGCGTTGGCCTTAATAGGCTTCTTGTCTTCCCAAGGGAGGGTCATTACTTCTTTACATCCCCCGTAATGCCCAGAAGCAACTTGGCCTGTTGGATAATATCGCTAAGTTCAAGTTGCGAGAGCATGTTGTCCTCAAGGGCTGTATCAATCTTTACGATAAGATCCTTGAGATGCCCCAACTTCTTAATAATCATTCTCCACTTAGCACCGAAAATAATGGCTATCAATGCCAAAAGTGGACTTATAATTGCTCCCCAGTTTTCCATGTTTTCATTCCTCCATGTTTTCGTTGGTTGCGGGAGCAGGATTTGAACCTGCGTATGCTGGGGTATGAGCCCAGTGTCTTACCACTTGACGACCCCGCGTAATCCTTGCAATGTTGCATTTGCTTTGCAAATATTCACATCGGTTTGTTACTTCTCAGCGTTCTTCTTGTCGATCTCTTCTTCCCGCGCCTTCAGGCACTGCACCTCGGTCTTGCTTGAATCCCACAGAAAATCGTAATGCTCTTTCTCCAGCCAGGTATAAACACGGCTGATAGGGATAAATAGGCCCATGTGAGTTACGGGGGTTCCCCATCCTACAACTGGGACAAGCGAAGGAATGCCGATCAGATTACCAGATACCTCAAAAATCGCGCCTCCTGAATTGCCATAGATGATCTGGCTTGAGCTCATGTGGTATGGAAGTGAGTCAACCTGAAAATCTTTACGAGTGAGCACACCAGGTGTTGGAATAGGCGGAAACCCGAGAGAGCAACCTACAGCGATGGTTTTATCCATTAATTTAACCATAGCTGCTTCCTCTGGATTTGTGATATGAGCAATGTATTCTGCTTTATCCTCTGATCTCAGCTTAATAAGAGCCATGTCTTCGTTTTCGTTGTAGAGGATAATATCAGCTTCCACCTTGAGAGTGCCAACAGGGGTGCTCAGATCACGATATTTAAAAACTTCGACATAGACGATGGATCGCTTTTCTTCTTTGATTTCTTTTTTGAGGTTACTGTCCCACACGTCTGTAATCCGTATCGCACTTGCGATTACATGATGATTCGTGAGTACATAGGTTGAAAAGGGACCCTCTTCTTTATCTCTACCCGAATAGATGATAGTGCCACTTCCACCCGCCTCGCCTGTGCTAACGCGTACTATCGGATAAATGTACTTTTCATGCGCCTCTTTACCTTCTAGGAACGCAAAAGACTGACTCGCAGTAAATGCAAGTAAGAGCATCACCCCCAGAACGACGATCAGCTTACTCTGTAGGGTTTTCATAATTTGCTCCTGTTTCTAAAGGTTTAAAAACGATCCGGTTCGCGCATTCAGGACACTGGAACCCGGAGATTTCATTATTGATTATCAAAATAATCCAACTGTCATTGTCACACTCCGCACAACTGAGAAAGGATTCCATTGGGAATGTGATTATGTTGGTTTTAGGCATCTTTTTTCGTACCATACCAATATGCTGATATTTCCTTATCCCACTGTTGACGGAATTCATCTTCTCCATCATCGCCGGACAATAACCAATCTATCCGATGTACCATTATCTCAACTTGCCGCAGTGTATATTCTGCTTGGTGAAATCTGTTGATAATGTCTGGTGGATAATGCCGCCAAACGTTTTCTGTAATCACTGACGAAATCTCATCAGCTATTGCGGAGAGATGGTCTTGTGCATAATCGAAATGTCCGCCGCTCATATTACTCTGCCCCGCGCCTTGAGATAATCCTTGTCATGCTCCCACTCGTAAACCTTGAGGGAAATATTGCGGGCTCGATCAAGTTCACTCTTGGTACCCTCACTCTTTTGCCACTTGGGGAGCAGCACCATCAAGTCGTGGTCTTCCCGGAGGCGGTCAATAATTTCTAAGTCACCTTTGATGTATTCAATTCCATCTTCAGAGAATCTACCACTCTTCTCATGGGGAAATAGAGCCGTATTCATGTGCGGACAGATAACAGCATATCCCCACTTCCATAGTTTGATTGCCACCCAACGTGCCCGCAAAATGTTGATTACAACACCAAAAATCGTTTTGGCACGATATCTGCCCGCTACATAGACGACTCTCATAGCGTCCTCAAGCTCCCTGAGATCTGCGGCAGCGGGTAGAGCTTTTTGATAATATGAAAATTATCGTCAGTATCGA